GACGGGAAAATTGACAGCCGTGATTGGTTGAAGGAATGCCCGTGTTTTGACGTTAAATCCTGGTGGAGCGCGCAAGCATGAAAACCGCCATCATCTGTCTGTTGCTGACCGGATGCGCCACCATGCAAATCCCGGTATGCCCAGAGGTCACGCTAAAGCTCTGCCCGGCGGTGACAAAATGAAGCCCGTCCGCAGATCCAGATTCAAGGAGCCGTCATCCTGGGGCAGCCTTGGGGCGATGGTCATTGGTATTGCGCTCATGCCACCGGCAAACGACCTGCTGATGATGCTCGGGATCGCGTTTTGCGCGCTAGGTATCGCACTGAGGGAGCGCCATGAATGAGGATGATATTCGTGGTGCTGGCCTCAACAACCGTGATGCTGATCGCGGCGTGGCTGCCACATCAGGCGGTGACGGCATGAAGGCGCGGTCGTTTGAGTCGGCGGTCGATGAGTTGTTCCGGATGATGCTGGTGCCGGTGATGACATTCGCCATCGTTGTTCTGCGCGGGTGGTATCATGGCCGTAAACGCTGGCCCGCGCGACTGATTGAGGGTGTTATTTTCGGGATGGTTGCAACCGTCATGCATCCAGTAGCCCGCTATGTTTTTGAGTCGCGACTTGGGTTTCCTGGCGACGTCGCAAACAATGCCGCAATTACGTTTGTGTGCGCGCTCGGGTATATCGGCGCTGACACGCTGAGCGATGCGGCAAAAACGTATTTTGGGAGGGAGTGATGGTTTCGCGCGAGACTGCAATCACGATCATCGGCATGTTGGCTGATGGTGTGCCTGTTGTGCAGTCGTGCAGAGATTTGGGCGTCAATCGGTCTGAGCTTTATTTGGCTCTTGACCGCGAAGGATTGACAGACATGCTCGCCCGCGCGCGCGAAGAATATGCCGAGGCCCGTGTCGCTGAAATGCAAAACATCGCCGAAACCGTCGAGGACGTAGCCCGCGCAAAGCTGCTGTGCGACAACATCAAATGGGAAACCGCTCGCGTCGCTCCGAAAAAATACGGCGACAAAGTTCAGAACGAGCACACCGGCAAAGACGGCGGACCAATAGAACAGGCGGTCAGCATCTCGGTCACATTCCATGATCCCGAAAAAGCAGGTTGACGCGCAGTTCCCGCGCAAGCTGAGCCTGCTATTCAAGCCATCCCGATACAAAGTGCTTCACGGCGGGCGCGGGTCCGGAAAATCCTGGGGAGTTGCCCGCGCCCTGCTTATTCTGGCCGCACAGAAACCGATGCGAGTCCTATGCACACGCGAAGTGCAGAACTCTATCCTTGAATCCGTCCACAAGCTGCTGTCTGACCAAGTAGAATCGCTTGGACTGTCGCATTTTTACGAAATACAGAAGACGACAATCAAAGGCGTGAACGGATCGCAGTTTATCTTTGAGGGCCTGCGCCACAACATCAACAGCATCAAATCAATGGAAGGCGTCGATGTCTGTTGGGTAGAAGAGGCCGAGAAAGTCACAGATGAATCTTGGCGCATTCTCATCCCGACGATACGCGCACCAAGATCTGAAATATGGGTCACGTTCAATCCGCACCTTGAAACCGACCCTACCTATCAGCGCTTCATCGCCAGCCCGCCGCCAGACTGCCTCAGCAATGCCGTGAACTGGAGGGATAACCCATGGTTTCCGGTCGAGCTGGAGAATGAGCGCAGACACGCCGAGGAGTCGGGAAGTAAAGACCTCTACCTGCATACGTGGGAGGGTCATTGCTTGCGAGTGCTTGATGGCGCTGTCTACGCCGACGAAATGCGCAAGATGCGCGAGGAAGGCCGCATAGGCCGCGTTCCTTATGAGCCATCAAAACCTGTCTATACGTTTTGGGATCTGGGGTTTGGCGACAACACGGCCATCTGGTTTGTGCAATCTGTCGGGATGCAGGTGCGGGTGATTGACTACTACAGCGCCAACCGCCAGCCGCTGACGCACTACGTCCAGATGCTGCAATCGCGCGGATACGTTTACGCCGAGCATGGATTGCCACACGATGCGCGCCATGCGAACCTTGGCACCGGGAAAACAGTGCAGGAGATGCTCGAAGAGCTTGGCCTTAAAATACGCATCGTCCCGCAGGTTGGCATCGACAACGGAATCCAGGCTGTGCGCCGCATCATGCCAAATGTGTGGATTGATGATAAATGCGCCGACGGGATACGCTGTCTGGAGTATTATCATTACGAAACAAACAAGGACGGCGGCGCACATGCCAAACCTGCGCATGATTGGTCGAGCCACGGCGCTGATGCGTTCCGTTATTTTGCTGTCGGGTTTGAGGAAAAAACCGCAACCCCGCTAAAGATCAAGCCGCCCCGTTCACGTAATGCGTGGATGGGCTAACACGTAATGCCGGGAGGCATGGCAATGAAAAGCGAAAAAGATCCGTTGTTTACGGAGGCGATGCGGCGCTACAAGGCGTCCGTCGAGGCAACACAGGAAAACCGCGCCGACATGATTGATGATCAGCGGTTCGCGGCTGGAGACCAGTGGCCTGACGATGTTAAGACCATGCGCGCCGGACGACCGATGCAGACCATCAACCGGCTGCCAGCGTTCATTGACCAGATTATTGGCGACGCGCGTCAGAACAAGGTTGCCATCAAGGTTTTTGCAGGAGAGGATGGCGATGTCGAGGCTGCCAAAATCTACAGCGGCCTGATCCGCAGCATCGAAAACCGCAGCAATGCCGATTTCGCCTACGATACCGCCCTTGAGCAGACGGCAACATTTGGATTTGGCGCATGGCGTGTCAAAACCAGATACGTTGACGACGATACTTTCGACCAGGAAATCATGATCGAGCGTATACCCAACGCGCTGAACGTGCATTTTGACCCGTCGTCCATCCAGCCAGATTACAGCGATGCGGAATATGCCATCGTTGTTGATAGCATCAGCAAAGACGAGTTCAAGGCGCGCTGGCCGAAAGCATCGGAGTCAAATTTTCAGACTGAGCACATGCAGGCCGGATGGGCATCTGGCGACAACATGCAGATTGCCGAATACTGGTACAAGGACCGCACTCCAGCCACGCTGTATCTGCTGAACGATGGAACGACCACATTTGACAAGCCGACCGCGCCAGAGCTGGTAATCCGCGAGCGCAAGTCCGAAAAGTGCATCGTGAAAATGTGCATCATGTCCGGCGCCGAAGTGCTGGAGCATGCTGATTGGGCTGGCCGATATATCCCGATCATCGGCGTCAACGGCAAGGAGGACATGGTTGACGGGAAACGCATCCTGCGCGGTATCGTCCGTCACGCAAAAGACCCGCAGCGCATGTATAACTATTGGCGCACGATCGACACCGAGACCAAAGCGCTTGCGCCTAAAGCGCCGGTCATGGTCACGACAAAACAGCTTGATGGATTGGACGACCTCTGGTCAGATGCGCTGTCCGGGAACCTGCCATATCTTCCGTACAACCCTGACCCGACAGCCGCCATGCCGCAGCGCCTCAATGCCGGTATGCAGGACAAAGGATTTGAGCAGGCAGCGCTTCTTGCCGTAGATGAAATGAAAGCCACGACCGGCATCTATTCCGCAGCGCTGGGTGAGCAGTCGAACGAGACATCGGGCCGAGCCATCCTTGCCCGTCAGCGCGAGGGCGACACGGCGAACTTTGCCTACATCGACAACCTGAGCCGCGCCATCCGATACAGCGCCCGTGTCATTATCGACCTTATTCCGAAAATCTACGACACCGAGCGCGTTATCGAGATCATGGGCATCGATGGCCAGAAAACACTGGAGAGAATCAACAGCGCCCGCATCAACGATGATGGTGTTGTCGAGCCGGTAAACGACCTGACAACAGGCAGATATGATCTTGTTGTTGACGTAGGTCCGAGCTACACGACAAAGCGCATCGAGGCGCTCAACATGATGGTCGAAATCGCCAAGATGAACCCTGCAATCATGCAAATTGCTGGCGACCTCATTGTGAAATCAATGGATTGGGATGGCGCTGACGCCATTGCTGAGCGACTGAAGCGGACTGTCCCGGCGAACATCATCGGCGATGAGGAAGGCGAAGGGAAAGACCAGGAATTGCCCGCCGAGGTCACGCAGATGATAGAACAGGGAAAGCAGCTCATCGCTCAACTGCAACAGGAAAACAAGGAGCTGAAGGAGGAAAACGAGGACAAGGACGAGGATCGCCGACTTAGGCAGTACGAAATCGACGTGCGCGCTATGCTAGAAACCGCAAAGCTGACAGCATCAACACCTGACCTTGATGCTCTGTCGATGCAGGTTGCTCAGATCCTGGCGCAAAACATCATGGGTCAAGCTGCATCCGCGCCAGACGTAACAGAGGAAGACGAGCAGGAGCCGGAACAGTCCGGCATAAACTTTGGCGAACCTGAAGAGGTGGATGATGGGATGCGGGAAGAAGAAGTGCGGCAAATGATGCCTGAACCTGAAGAAATGCAGCAAACAGACCTTGACGGACTGTTGAACGTAGGGGAACAACCGCCTATGATGTAGTGACGACAGCGGGCGCTATCCCGCTGATGCAATGTCGTGATGACATCGCACCATCCCTATACACACGGCGGCGGAATCTCCTCCGCCGCCGTGTAGCCGGAGCCTTTTTGATGAGCGACTCACCCAGCGTTATCGACAACGCGCCATCGGTCGAACCTACCGCAGCCGAGACCACTGCAACCCCGCAGGCTGATGCAGCCGACGAACACACCACGACAGACGCCGCGCCGGATACTGGCACAGAATCAACCGCAGATGATGCGGGCGATGACGACCACGAACCCGACCCCGCAAAACTGCCAAAGGGCGTTCAAAAACGCATCGACAAACTGACGCGTCAGCGTTACGAACAGGAAGCACGCATCCGCGAACTGGATGCGAAGATTTCCGAATACGAGCGCAAAGCGCAGGCATCGCAACCAGATCCAGACCCGTCGCAGTTTGAGACGCTGGAACAGTACCTGGATGCGAAAGTCGAGTTCGAGGCAAGCAAGCGACTCCGCGAGATTGAGCAACAGCGCACTATTCAGCAAAAAAATGCTGAGCGTATTGCCAGTTTCAACGAACGATCTGCTGCCGTACGTCAGGCAAATCCTGATTTCGATGCGGTGCTGCAATCTGCCGCCATTGGAGTTAGCGACGCCGTGATGGAGACGATTCTTGAATCGGATGACGGACCAGCAGTGGCCTACCATCTCGCCAAGAATCCGACGGAACTCTACCGCCTGAACGCAATGACTGAGCGTCAGCAGGTGCTTGAGCTGGGCCGCATTTCTGCCCGTTTGAGCGCAAAGGTTCCGGAACGGAAGGTGACGCAAGCGCCGCCGCCCGCGCCGGCTGTAAAAGCGACTGGCACCGGCTCCAAGTCTGTTTCGGACATGACCGACAAAGAGTACGCGGAATTCCGCAGGCGTCAGGACGCACAGCGTAAACGTCGATAACTACCGTCGAGAGACGGCAAATGAGGTGACATCATGGCTAATGCCTTCAATATTCCCGACCTGCTTGCCCGCGAGGCTCTGCGGGTTGCACACGAAAAGTCCGTTTTCATCGGCACCGTTGACCGTCAGTATGATGAGTCGTTCAAGTCCAAGGGCGGCTGGAAGCCGGGCGACCAACTGCGCGTTGCCAACCCGAACATGTACACCCGCACCCGTGGCTCGCGCGTCATGGATGTGCAGGACCAGGCCGAGTCGAGCCAAACCATCACCGTGGCGACGCAGGACCACGTGGACATGCGGTTCAATTCCGCAGAGTTGGCCCTGATCACTCCGGACAGCATCGGCGATTTCTCAGACCGTTATCTTGTCCCGGCCATGTCCGCGCTGATTTCAGGCATTGAAGGCGATTTCATCAGCTATGCTACCAAGCGCGTGTACAACAGCGTCGGCACTCCCGGCACGCCGCCGAGCGACCTTGCTGCCATCGGTGCCGCGCGCGCCAAGCTGAACCAGAACCTGGCCCCGAAGGACGGCAACCGCTACGTGATGCTGGATTCCGTGACATCCGGCGGCCTGGTCAACGGTCTGAAGGGCTTGTTCCAGGACTCTACCCAGATCAAGGAGCAGTACCGCGAGGGTATGCTCGGTCGTACTGGCGGCGCGGATTTTTACGAAAACGAGCGCATGTATGCCCACACCAACAGCAGCGACGTTACCGGCTCCACTGACGCGAACGCCGGTGTTACCGATGGCGGCTCCACCATCGACATGCACACCCTGATCGCCTCCCCGGCCGTCGGCTCCGTGTTTACCGTCGCTGGCGTGTACGCCTGTCACCCGGAAACCAAGCAGGCGTACAGTCATCTGCAACAGTTCACGGTCATCACCACCTCTGCGGGCGGCGCGATCACGGTATCCCCGACGATTTACCTGACCGGCCCGCGTCAGAATGTCGCATCGTCCGCCAGCGCTCAGTTGGCCACTACCGCGTTCAACGCCCAGGTTGTGACGTTTGTCGGCAACGCCTCGACGACCTACCTGCAAAACCTGATGTATCACAAGGAAGCATTCCAGTTCATCACGGCTGACCTGCCGCTGATGGGCGGTGCGCATAACTGTGCTCGCCGGGTGCAGGACGGTCTGTCGTTGCGCGTGTGGTTCGACGGCGACATCCGCAACGATGAGCTGCTGTGTCGTATCGACATCCTGTACGGCATGGCGACGCTGCGTCCCGAGTGGGCGTGCCGAATCACGAACTGATGACGTGGGGGCTGGAGACGGCCCCTTTCAGCAACGAATTAAGAGGTAACACATCATGGCAAATACTGCCCTGCAATCCACGCAAGCCCCGTACTCGGTAGGCCACAACGGCCC